AGTCCGAAACTCGGACCGGTTCCTAAGACATCACCTTGCTCCCATTGAACATTTCTGTCCAAAGCAGGGCAAAACCAGCTACTTCGACTAACTTCATAGAAGTAGTCTCTGTAGTCCTGATATCCTTGGATATTCGGGAATCCGAAGACCTCGTCTATCAGGTTGAGACTGAGTTCGACATCAAGTAAGTCGGACGCAGAGGTCAGGTCTGACCCAGCAAGCTCAATTCCTTGCTTTAGTTTTTCCTGTACCCATGCAACACCTGATTCCTGGTCATGTGTCACATCGGTTGGGAGTTTTCTCGCAAGGTCCATATAGACCTTTTTGAGAGGCTCGAGTGTCACTTGTGTAACCCTATTAGGATTACCTACAGTCCTAGCCTTAAGTTGAGGCTGCTGTAGTACACTCACCCTTCCGACACACGTGTCATGTGGCCGGTCCAACTCGAGCTGGTAAGCATTACCAACTACACTCATTGGCATATAAGCCAAGAGTCCTTGAGAATCAAGGAAGTCGAACGTCACCTGGGGTACTGATTCCCAGGATGCACGTAGCGCCTTCAATGCTAAACCCAAATTTTCATTTGGTCGCATCGATTGATGGCCGTCATGAACTGGTATTGAGCCAGTCATATCAAAGACGGTCGGAAATTGGATCTCCGGCATCTTACCGTGAGGTCGGTACCCGTTAAAATGAACGCGTACTTTGCTCATTGAAGCAAGATATTCCGGATTTTGGGACTTTGAGCCAACAAGCCCATGAAGGAATTTCTCCTTCTGAGCCTCTGTGAACCTATCATTATAAAATGTAGTGTTCAGAGATAAGACACCTAGTGCCTTAGCTGGCTTAAGCTCAAACACCCATTTCCAGATACCCAATGGATATCCTTCATGGTCATGTTTGAACCAAGGAGGAGGTGTAGGATTACCAGCGAGAGTGGTCTCGTACCATTGACGAAGGTCTTTGATCCGAGAGTTAGTCCACTCGACTCCGCTTTCGCGAAGCCACTTCTCAACAATGTTGAGAATCTCGTGGGTCTGCCTCTTCGGTATCCCGCATGCTCGTAGGCCCTTGCAGAGATTGGTGCTTATGGAACTTTCCATAAAGCTCATCCTCCTTTCATTTGAAAAGATGTATGAGATCACCACCTGCATGGTCTACCAGACCAACAGGAAGTGTCAGCTGCTTAAAGCAGC